CCGCCACGGGCGTCACGCTCAAGCAGGCGCTGAATTTGAAAGGAGGTACGAAGGTCGTTGATCGATATACCAGTTGCGGTCGAGAGATCGGCGCGCATATTGACGGCGTCGAGCGCGCCCTGCGTGATGGACCCTTTCAGTTTGACATTGACCTGCGAAGAGGTACCGGCACCGTTGATGACCAGATTGCCGGTGTTGCCAGACTGTGAGGCCATCGAACCGAGGTTAGCGTCGGTATCGGCGCGGTAGATATCCTGGAAGTTTTGTTGTATAGCCGAATCAATGACGACGTCCGCATAAGACCCGAGCGGGACGACTACAGGGTCGCCCTTTTGAGGCCAAGGCAAGCACGAGGTGAAATAATCCTTGCGCTTGTTGCGCTGGAAGCAACCATTGGCATTCGTAACGATGGCATTCCACGCGGTATCGGGTCCGTCACCGGTAGAGAAGCCAATGGAGTCCTGGATGTTTTCGTCTCGATACCATTCGTTCCAAATAAGCGAATACGCGCGGAAATAAAGCGCGGAAACGTTGACGGGCGTTGTGACGCCGTCACGGAACGGGATGCCGAAATACGAAGCGATTGAAGTGGGCGCAATGTTGTCCAGGGTAACCGGACACTGAGGGATCGAGTAGTTGTTAGGGTCATCATCGGGGTTAACGCGTTCGCCCATGAACTTTGCCCAGTTGTCCCAGACAAGGCGGAAGGGAACGAACCAGAAATGAAGGTCCTGATAGATGTTGTCCATGATTGGTTTCAGGGGGGTAGCAAGACGCGAGAACTGCGTCGCATGCACCGAATGCGTGTCACCGGGAAGGACTTCGTCCACATAGACGGGAATCAACTTGCCGGCGTCGTAGGTGGTTTTGTAAGCATGTGAGCGGTCGAACTTAGACCGCGGAATCTCAGCCGAAGGAACTTGGCTGAAGTGTTGTTGAGCGTTCATTACGCTCGGTTGCTGGAAGTATTTTTGAGACATGGAAGTCACTCCTTAGTCGCGAAGTTTTCGATGAAGTTGCCGACGGTGAGCAGCGGAGCAGTAGCGAAATCGAGTGTTCCCTCGGTGACGGAATCGTCAGCGAGAACGAGAACATAAGCTTTGTCGTGTTGATTTTCAGGAAGCAGGTCGCGGAGAGCGTTGGCGAATTCTGCGCGTGTGCGGGTAACCGGAGGAGTGCGCGAGCCGGTTTTTTTGTCAATCAGTTGCGCGACGATTTGAAGGGATTTCATGAATAATAACTCCGGTCGAGTGAAAGAGATGAACAGTTCATAGAACACCTTTTTTTCGTTTGGTTTTTTCGGTGGCATTAAGCCGCCGAGAATGAAGCGCCGAAGCGCTTTTTGGTTTTTCCTGGGCAGACGCTTTGCGGGCTTGTTTTATGTCGTCGAAGTCATCCTTTGTGAAGAAGTACTCAGGGAGAGGGTACTCACGCCCTTCGATTGTTATAGCGCCAGTTCTACGAATGTCGTCCTCGAAGCGTTCGATATATTTGGCGCCGAGTCCCGGACGTCGGGACATGATTTGAAAGCAGTCGGGGTCGCCTATTTTCTTGGCGACGTATCCGACGGTATAGCAAATGCCGGAAAACGTAAGAGGGGCAACAGTGGCAAAGCCATGGCCCCATATGTCATTCAGAACGGGATTGACGAAATGAGCGTCAGTAAATGGTTCAGCTCCTCCAAGGAAATCAGCCCCGAAAAGTAAAGCGTGATAGTGAGGCCGGCGATACTGGTCGCCGTACTCGCCGCAAGCAAAGTAGCGGACGGTCGGTGTTTTTTTCCGTAGACGCTTGAAGAAATCTTGAAGATCTTTTTTAACAAGCTTGCCATCACTCGGAAGGGAAGAATCGTCGTAGGTGAGCGTGAGAAATGATGCTTTGTCATGCTCGAGAGACTCGCAGTAGCAGCGAACAGCCCACTGAGAAGCACGTGCAGAAAAGCAAGACTCACATTTACCACAAGGGACAGACATTTCAACACGTTGTTCTCCGGTACGCCGATCAGTGTAGACCCCCAGGTCGCCCGGCTTGGGCTTGTGGGGGTTGTCGTCGCGGAATGACGAGAGACCACGAGTAATCGTGATCGGTCGAGGGCATCCCACGGTTAGAAACGAATGCCGCCGCGCGACGGGGTCGAGTGATTGCGGGGGTGCGTCCGGCGAGCGGTACGGCGGAAGTTTTTGTTACTGGTGCGTTGGCGTTTCATGGTATGGCCTCGGGGGTTAAGACACCTTTGGTGTCAGTTGTGCATGCAGGGACGAGAAGAGCATGCACAGGGTAGCTGGGAAATCCAGCGAGATCAAACCCCCTCACCCCCAACCTTTGGGGGTAGAAGTTAGATATTTTACTTGACTTTGTATTAGAAGTGTGCCCTTCCGGGCCGGGTTCGCTCCGCTGCCCGGCCCGGTGGGGCTTGGGGTAGATCAAGAGCTTGCGGCTTTCGCCGCGAACCAAAAAAAAACGCGGCAAGTATGCCGCGCTTTTTTCTGGTTGACAGGTTTAAGAAGAAGCAGGTGGAGCAGGTGGGGCAGGTGGAGCAGGTGGAGCAGGTGGAGCAGGTGGAGATTGTTGTTTGGATTGTTGTTGAGAAGAAATAAATTGATTGGTTTTAGCAATGGTTGCCTGAGCGAACTCATAACGCTCTGTGAGATCGCCCTGGAGGGCGGTTACATCGGCAAATTGCGGTTGAGACCTGAGAGAAGCCGGCGGAAGAATGCCGGTGCGAGCGTAACGCTCGTAGATGTTATTAATATCGCACGACGATGCGTGTGCTTGTTGTGTTTTCGAAGGGCCGAAATCGCGTATACGAACGCGAAAACGCTCTTTAAGAGCGTCAGAGATAGTGCGAAGAGAGTGAGACATTATTGATTCACCTTTTTTGCGTTAGACGGACGTGGCTTGTCGGCGTTGCCGCCGGGACCGTGTTTGTTCCAAAGATCGGAGAAATCCTTACCCATATTTTTTATAAATTGAATCGGGTCCTCGCCGAGTTCTTTGATAAGCGGGAAAAGAATGTTGGTGGTTTCAGTTTTGTCGGCAGCAGCGTCAGAAACGCGGGAGCCAGCAATAGCAGCGATAGCTTGAGCAGCAGCGGCTTTAGCGTTTGCAAGGTTAAGCGTTTGTTGCGTTTCTTGCGTCCGCACGTTTTCCTCAGAAACGGCGGTGTCCGCGATGTTTTTAGTAGCAGAGGTCGTAGCGGCATCAGCTTGTTCGTTCATCAGATGCTTCTGAACATCCATGACGTTACGCTGAGCCTTAGCAGAAGACCCGGCTTGAAACGAAGAGCCGACTTTAGCGTCGGGCATCGTAGCTGTCGCGCCGGGTGGAGTAGAAGCGGGATTGCCAAGAGCAAGAATGCGGTTAAGGCCGGCCTTTTCAAGGTCGACCGCTGCGCGTTGATAAGCGGTGTTTGACATTTGTTCCTGAAATTTCATGGACTTTTTCGCACTGTGAGCGCCAAAAAGACCGGAAATGACGGCGGAACCCATGTCGCCGGCGGCGCTCATAGCGCCGCTGACGGGGTCAAGCATGGGAATTCTCCTTAGAAATGATCAATAAGGCCGGGAACAGAGTAGACCGGCATCGGCCGATCTGACGAAACCTTGAACCAGAAATCAGCAATGAAGTGAGGCTCCGACGGAACCGCAATGACGCGGTCAATCGGCGGATTTTCAATGATGAACTCATTGTTCAGGGACGGCAAAGATTCGTATTCCTGAGAAAGGTGCCAGACGTCAAGCGACGTCGGTTGCTCGGAAGCCAGAAGGCCAGTGATGCGAGACGGTTTATAGCGATATTCACCGTACCGTTCCTGATAGCCGAACACCTGAGTATCGGCGGAAGTTCCTTGGACATAGATTTCACGATTAAGAACGGCTTGCTCACCAAGGTGAGCGAAAGCGGGCCAGTAGAATTCATTGCGGGTAGTCCGTGTCCAGAAACGCTCAATACCTTGCTGGTAAGTCAGATCGGCACGGACAGAGGCAATGCCAATAATCATGCCGTGTTCGGTGAAAGACTTGGTGAAACCAGCCTGGCCGACGCCAGTGCCGACGGCAGCAAGGTTGGCTTGTGGTGTGCCGGTGACAGTCGGAGCAGTGGAGGCGACCGGGTTGATGTTGACGGTAGAAGTACCGCCGCCGAGGTACTCGGGACGCTGAAGGCGCGCATCATCGGAGCGGACTCCGAAGTGGGAAAGAATCAGCTCGATATAGCGAGTGCCGCCACGGGCGTCACGCTCAAGCAGGCGCTGAATTTGAAAGGAGGTACGAAGGTCGTTGATCGATATACCAGTTGCGGTCGAGAGATCGGCGCGCATATTGACGGCGTCGAGCGCGCCCT